CAAACGAAACGGTATAGGCTTGATCGGGAACTGGATAAATTATTACCTGGTCTTGATAGAAAACCACCGACTGTGGTCGCGATGCAACATAGGGAATGTACTGAACATTTATGGCATTTGGAGCAGGGATTGAGGCCTGGAAATTGGTGATAGAAATTGCGCCCGTAATATAGTTGATATTTCCACGAATTACTGGTTTATTTGTCACAGTAAATGGAGGAATTGCGGGATCTTTAGGATCAAATAAATTGCCGAGGCCATCATCAACCAGCGTGATTGAAGGAGGAATGCCTGTCACTGAATCTGGCGTTCCTAATGCAGAGACTAGCACGTTCCAGTTTATCGAATTTATCGGCGAATTCGGATAACGAACGCCGCTAATTATCACAGAACTATAAGCTCCCGGAGGATTTGTCTGAAATCCTGGCATAATTGGCGTATTTGTCAGAAATTGTCCGGTATATGGACCGCTTGTACCGTTCCCCGTATACACCGATTGCTGCAATAAATTTAATTGGGGATTAATTCGGAAGAAATTCTCGCGTGATTGCGTCATATATGACTGATATCCCGCAATAAATACTGGGGGCATTCCCGTTAAATACGTGCCCGTTGGGAAATCATATACGGGAATATTCGCAGTCGTCGTAAATTCGTAGTTATATCTGAGAGAAATTAGCTTTAAATGCTCAGGAAAATCGTAAACATAAAAGGTATTTATGTATTTATCGATGTCCTGATCGCTAATCTGGTTGGGAGATGGACGACCCGTAATCCGGCGAACTTTTGTTCGAATATCAGCAAGCGTATTAGGAAGCGTCATGGAACCTCAAATAACTTTTATATATTTTCCTTATATATAGCATTTGAATACGATGGCGTTAATCCTCTTATAGATGGTATTGCCAAAACTGAATTTGGAGCCATAACTGATCTGGAAAATTGGGATCAATCTTATAAAAACTTAGAAAAAGTTAGAGAGAAAATTTTTGAGCTTCTCGAATATGATGAATGTGGATGGGATCTATAGTAATATAATAAAGTCGCTCTACTGGAACGGAAAAAGTGCTTCCTCTTGCTTGTCTGGATGATTGGGATTTACCGATCGGTTACCAGTAGAGATTTTTTTAGGTCTCAGGAATAATATTATCAGCGTTTTTCTCTGCGTTTAAAAGCGTTAACGCGTTCTCAGCGACTGGAATTACCTGCGGGGTCTGCTTATTCGATCCTAGGGCAAAGGAATCATAATTCGTAGTATTGGCGCTAATTGAGAATGTTGTTGGGCTCAAAACCTTCACAACATATGTGTTTCCATTGACTTGGGTCATACCGAAACTGCTCCTCGGTGGAAAAACGATCCGGATAGTGTCGCCAGTTAGGTATCCGTGGGGCAGAGCAGTTGTCACTACCCCAGGATTGGCGTTGGTTATGCCAGTTATGGTCTGAGAAGTGGGAGTGAAATTGTTTTGAAACGTCACATCGCACCGGCAAATTCCATAGATTGAAAGCCATAACGCTGAACTCTTTTAGAGATGCCGACAATTGGTACAGGAATTCCGCTTTCTCCGCCAGGGCCAAAGCCTTCTGTAGAGGGCTGAAGTGTAGAACTCATTTTGAATCCGTGTACAGCATAAGAGCATGTTCCAATATTTGGATTGCGAAATTCCTCGTCGGCAACTGCGCCGGCGGTTACGTCGATCCCGTTTAGAAAACGCGCAACATAAAGAGGAACATCATAGACCTCTCCATCTTGCATCTTTCTTTTGAACTCGGGGATTCCACCTTTTTCAGGGCCTGGATATTTCTTAACATGGATAGATGCGCTGGCTCCTGGTGATTCAAAATTCTGAAACTTACCGCGGACCAGTTTACTTTCTTCTTTCATGAATTGATGAAGCTTTTCCTTAGCAATATCCTTTTGAGATTTTGATACATGAGGAGCTTCAACAGTAGTAGCCATTGATGCTGTGATATCTAACTTTTTACTTGACATATTGTCTCCAAAAAAGCCCCTCGATTAGGAGGGGCAATGTTTTTAATTACTTACAATGCAATGCCTTTTCTAGCAAACCATTGATATAATACACCGCTTGTTTGAACGGTAGTACCAATTTGAATACCAGTAAAGGACTGATTGCGTGTAGCATCGTCCAGCAGGTTTGCGGGATTTACAGTTCCTGCCACTGTTGTTGCCGCTTCGCCAACCGGTTCTACAAACGCCACTTGCGCGCCAGATGCAAACGTTGCGGATGTTGGCCATCCCCATGTATATGCAGCACTGTTCACGTTAACGGTGATCGTGTTTGTAAATCCGCTTCCATCCGTTGCACCAATTGCTGTAATGGTTGCAGTGACGGCAGTTGACGGAGTAGATGTTTGAACAAATGGATTTGTTCCGCTACCAAAGTTGCTTGGTACGTAAATACGCACTGCTTGACCAACAGTATATCCGTGAGTCACAGAAAGTGTGATGATTGAACTGCCCGAAGAAGCTCCAATGTTTGTGATGAAGCGTCTTACTGGGTAGTATCTTGGATTGAAAGGAATGATTCTGTAATTAGATGTCGAACCAGCTGTTAGGTTGGTTTGAGTTGTATCTAGGTTAGTAAGAGCAAAACTTGTGTTTGCGCTCACAGAACTTACAGTAAAATCCATGCCTGCAATCTGCAAAATACCAGTTGTATTGTACATTCTTACAATGTTTCCATTCGCAAGAGTGCTGGTATTAGCAGAAGAAACCACGCCAGGTGCAGCAGAGTTTAAGGCAGAGCCTGTAAGTTGTGCGCCTGGAGCTTGGCTGCCGCTATCAGTAGTAAAAGTAAAACCACCAGTTGTGGTAGTTGTTTCTAATGCGTTTGTAGCAGCGCCGCTGGTTTTGGGATTAAAATAAGCAGAACCCGCAGCCATTAGAGAAGTACCTTGCGCTCTCATGACGTGTGTGTTAGCTGCTGCTGATCCGATATCAGTGATATTGATCATTTCGAAGGTATCATAACCAGATGGAAGTGTAATATTTCTTACATTCCCGTCCGAGGTAAATGATCCTGTTAGGCTTGCGCCGAATACTGGGTTACTCATGATGCCTCCTTAAGCCAATGTACAACGAAGGTTAAATACCCACGTGTCGTTAGTGATTCTTGGGACTTCAGCAAATTTGTAACCAACAGTTGCATTGAGGGCCAAAGGTCCGCCTGCGATTTGTGGTGGCAAATAGATGAATTGGGCTGAATAGCCGTCTTGCTCGATCGAAGCAAATGCCTCGCGTCCACAACAGAAAATGTTGTAAACGTTGTTTCCGAGTAGAGATGCATTAGGTGTAATAGACCCTACGCTAGAGAGCAGGAATCTAATATTAGCTACAGTTCCCCATTCTGCATCGAGTGTTGATTGTTGGTTTGGATAGTTCCATTTCTGGATAAATCCAGCAACGTTGTCCAATTGTCCAATCAAATCTGTATGTCCGAGACCAAAATAAGCATCTCTTACAGGAGCAGTTCCGAATTTCAGATCGCCTTCAACACCTGTTAAGAACGAGTACGCGTTATTTCCGCGAAGTGTTCTTACAACAGTATCAACGTCAGAGCGTGTGATTTCAGTTGGGTTGTCGCCATTAGTACCGCCTACGCAGTTAATAAAGCTTGCAGTAGACGCAAGCATATCTCTCATCAACTGATCTTCAGTTTGACGAAGAGAAACGCCTAGACGCTGTGCAGCCTCATTGAGGACTGGATCTTGGTTTTGGAGCGTTACTTGTTCGTTCAGAACAATGTAAGTTCCATAAAAATCCATCTGCGCATCAATGTTGATTGCAGTAAGGTTTTGTGGTGGTGGGTTAATCCCGCTATTACCCAGTGGAACTGGCGCTGTAGCTAAAGGATTATATCTTCTCATACGCAGTGTTGTACCACCATTACGAGGCATAGCCTTAAGATCCGCAGGTATTTTGTGGACCATGTATGGTACAGCAACAGAGAGCAGCTTAAAGCTGAACGACTGTTGAACTGGCGCTGGAAGAACGCTGGTTGTCGTAATAGACATAAGCAATTCCTATGGTTATGTCCAGATACCGCTAAAAGCCTTTTCTCGCCCTTTCCATTTCCTCTCTAAGCTGCTTTTTCAGCTCAGGAGTAAGCCCATTCTCAAAGAGTTGGGCATTACCAATGGCGCTGGCTTTTGTCACCGAGTTAATAGAAACTGGTTTGGCAGCGTTTTTAATTGCTTTTTCTTTTTCACGAGAAGGCATTGGCTGTTCTCCAATTGACAGTTTTTTGATCAACTTATAGGCGGCAACACCCACGGCACAGG